ACGTCCAACCAAAAGCCTCTCCGTTCATTTAAGCACCCTCAATAGTATTGTTTCAGCATTGATACGTCCAGTTGCCTTACTCTCTTTAGTAGTTAGGCATTTCATAATGTTTCGCAAGTCAACCTTGCCTGCCTTTAGAACTTGATTGACTTGTTCTTCTGGCTTTCTTAGCTTCTTTGTGATCGAAGCATCTGTATCAAATCCGATAATCGTAGTCCCTCTGACCGAAAGGCCTGAATGACCCACGGCATGATAAACAGAAAGATTACGAGTTTTGTGATTGAACACCCAAAGTTGCGAAGCACCGATGATTCCTTTCGGGTCTATACTGGTTAGATTATCAGCAGAGGTACAATAGTTCATCTTAGAAACTAGAACACCAGCAGGCTTAACCTTCTTCTTACGTGGCTTGCGAACAGCCTGACCAGCAGAATGTAGTTCTGTCATATGGTCAATTATTCGCTTGATGAAAAGCCCCATGATCTTAAGAACCGGCTTACGCCACTTCTTATACGCTTCCACAAGGTCGGCGTCTTTACCGGCTTGGGCTTCGGTGATTTCTTCGTATTGAGGACGGAAGTGTTCTGCAATCCTCGTCGCAATTTGCGGTTTAATTCCCTTCTCAAGGGACCACTTCTTAACATCAAACTGTACCACTCCTTCTTGGAAGAAAACGTCTAAAGTTTCTTCAAGTTCGCCAATAAGATCGGACGCCTTCGCATTAATGCGGTCTTGAATTGATACGACTTTGGTAACAGGTTCTTCCGTAGCTTCCTGCGTTTCCACAATGTCTTTCGTGAGGTCTTTAATCTTGATTTCAATCTTCTCCCACGTACCGCTTGGAAGAGTGCTTCCATTGAGTAGGAGTCTACAGTTCCATCCGATATTGTGGAGGTCGATTGCCTTAACCGACGATAGCTTTCTAATAGTATGTTTGTCATATTTGATAAACTTTAGGTAGGATATCGTGAAAGACTTGGCATCTTCACTCGTGTAAAAGTAATTGAACCAGTTATAGGCCATGGCCAATTCAGATTGAGTTGCGTTCTCGGTGACAGAAGGTTCTGACCCAAGGTACTTTTCATCCGCAAACTGTGGGCGTCTTACGGTTGCGCTTTTCACTTTCTTTTCCTTTGTCATAGTTTCCTCAGGATGATATTAGACATTATACTAATATTCCCGCCAAACATCAAGACATATTTTAGGTCTTCCGGCTTGGTAAGGATTTCATACTTACCTACTTGTTCTAACAAGACTTTCAGATATAGGCGTAACATTTCCTTTGATTGAGCAAGGGCAATACAGACATGTGTTCCGTGCCCCCAAGCCAAATGTTTCGTCTTATCCGTCCTTTGGATAAGGAACTCATCAGGTTTATACCATCTATCTGGATCACGATTAGCAGACTCCAAACATATAGCAACTCTATCACCAGGTTTCAAGAATGTATCATGTAGTATAACGTTCTCTGTAACAGTTCTGGTAAATCTACCAACAGCGGCCCGAAAGCGAAGTGACTCATTAACGGCCTGTGGTATAAGTGATCTATCGTTTAGAACCTCATCTAACTTGTTTTCATAGAATAGATCCAATGTTAGATACTGCAAGGCACCACCAGTAGAACCAGGCCCTGTCATCATTGGACCTAGTATCAGAGCAGGTACATGTAATCGTTTTGGATTGTTATTGATGTATTCGTTGAACACTCCAGGACCTGATGATGCTCTCATATTAGCACGAGCAAATAATGGTCTAAACTTTTCGTCTGCGTTTGGGTCTGGATGTTCCACTGATACAAGCGGGTGGTGCCTGTGTGTATGTAGTGTTAGTTGGTTGGCTTCTTCTTTGTCTAATGGTGAGTTTAGCATTTCAGTTGAGAACCAGGCACTCAATTCTTCTGTCACTTCTGAAATGTTAATGATATCTTTGTTTGATAGTAGTTCGTTTGCCTTTTCAGTAAAGGAGTCCGAAAGCCTTTTCATATGTTCTTTACCAAAGGCTGGCAGAACAATGTCCTTATACTCTTTATGTGTCGGGTTGTCGCTGGCACCTAGAGTTTTGCCAAACCTTTCACCACTTTCAATAAGCAAGTTGCCTTTGGCTGATGAAAAGATTTTAGGATTGTTTAGCACATAGAACACATCATCATATCGGGTGATGACATACACGCCATACTTTTCACACCAGTAGGCCTTATCTCTTGCTCTAAGGTCCTTATAGATTTCGAACCTGTTAAGTAGCCACTCGTTAGAGTGTGGATCATAGGACATTATTTGCTCTTATGCTCTGCCCAAAGTTTGTATAACTCTTTCTCTCTTTCGATAGCTTCTTTTTCCCATGGTAGGTTTTTGTAACCAACCAGGTTCTCGTTATACATTACTTTGTTCCACATTTGATAGTTACCCGAACACATATCAACTAACTCTTTACGGGCATACTGCTTAACATGGACTAACTCGTGTGCCAATGTTCTTAGTAGATAGACAGGGCCAAGATCGGCTTCTATCTCTACCTCAAACTCTCTATGATTATGGTTTTTGGCATCGATATCAGTCCATGTGGCCATTCCGAAACACTTGGTGTTTTTGTAGAAGTTCTTACGTAGTCTGACCTTCACAAGGACATTCTTACTAAGGCGGCGACCTAGAAGTTGATCACAAAAGAATAGAGACGCCTCTTTGATTTCACGCTTTTCCATCTTTTTAGCTGATCCGTATATTCTGATCTGCGCCATTTTCCCTCTCAGGTAAAGATGTGACTGTAATCCTTAAAATCACTAATCACACAAATTCCATCCTCCGTATATCCTACATCATTCTCTATATTCTCGGCGAAGTCAAGAGCCTCGTTTAGAGTATAGAAGACCTCGGATTCACCGAATGTGGAGACAATCGCTGGAATGTCTCCATTATATTTAGCGGTTTTGTCATTCCACTCACCATAGATGTTATCGATGGCGGTGGCATGAGAGACCCGGTATTCCGGGCCTTTCTCTGTTTCTGTTAGGAAAATGTAGATACCATTATCGGCTGACATTATTCTTCATCCTCATCATCGGCAAAGAAGGTATGGACGACCAGCTTAATGAACCAGTGAACCATGAAAGGACCCCATAGAGGTGCGAGAACCTCTAACCAAGTCCAAGTTTCAAGATGCCCAGTCAATCGTAGACCGATGAACAAAAGAGCAAGACCATCCATAAAGTTAATCGGAGCCTGGGAAGCACCGAGATTGATCACACGAACATTCTGCATTTTGTTGTCCTCATCCTTTGTTCTACCGGGTAAGTTAATAGGCATTTACTTCTTCTTTCCTTTGAGACGGCGGGCTTTACGCTTAGTTGAACCAATCTTACGACGACCTTTTCGAGGTCGGTTCTTATGTGGGTGGGCCATATATCACTCCTTCAATAGTTGTTTCACTGAATCAATACGGAATGATCGCCAACCACCTGCATCGATATCCCATACGGCTTGGACATTATCATTCAACTGACGACCGGTCTTTGGAACTTGTCCGTCATACTCTGATAGCATAGCAGGCTCCACTTGTGGAACATATAGGTCGGAAAGTGTGGCTCGCATAGTGCGTTCCGTTCCGTCGGTCTTTTCAAACACAACGGTAACAACTCCATTCTTTAAATCCTCACGCAAAGCAAACTTATCAATCATCATGCTCTTCCTCTTCCAAATCATAATCTTCTTCCCATGCATATTCACCATATGCATCTTCATAGATATATACTTCGCAGGACCAATCTTCTTCTACCAATTCAAGCATGGTAGTTTCGGTTTCTCCATCAGAGACCTTATTTTCACGCAACCACTTGTCGGTCATTTCGTATGCCTCTTGTTCAGTAACATACGTTCCTATTCTAACTGTTCCTAACTGTGCAGATTCTAACTCGGATACCCACATGATTTGTTTTCCTCATTTAGCAACTTTTCTAACTCATTATAACCGCCGATGAACGCCTTGTCAACTGTTATTATAGGAAAAGTTCTCGCATCCGGGAACATTTCCAGAATGGTGTCACGGTCAAAGTCCTTGCCTAACTTATAGACAACATGATCCTTTGCCTTGAGTTTTAATAGGGTGATTGCTTTGTCGCAGAATACACATTGATCTTTTGAATACACTGTAATCATTATAACCTCATTTAGATTAGAAAGCTGTGACAGGTGGTAAATGCTCCATCGGAGATTTTGGATTTGGCTTGCGTGGGCAGCAAAGTTCGATTGTTATATTGTTAGGGTCAATATCAAAGATACTACGATACTTGTGTTTCTTTTCCATCTTATGTGGTGTTATCATAACACCTAATACCATCAATGTCAAGATAAGATGTTTCACTTCTTCACATAAGATGTTTCACTTCTTCACATGGGACTTTCTTACTCTGACCATAATCCACGAGTTGTAATACGCTTCCGATAGCAGCGCATCCCTGTCAAACTGCTCCTTCGCTTCATAATACGACGCTTCGCCTTTGCTCTTACATAGACGGATGATTTCTCGGGTGAACTTCTCCTTACCGAAGATTTCCACATGTTGTAAAAGTTCTTTATTGCTGCCATAGTAATCCAGCCAATCGGAGTCAATCTGTTTCTTTACTCGTTTGCCTTTCTTCTTGGCTGAACGAGTAAACTTGAACAGTTTCTTTCCAATATACTTTCGACCTGTTGGAACACAGGTGATAACATAGACGAAGGCTTGATAGCCTTCTGGTACTTCTGTAAATGGTTCGTTTTGATAGGTCCACATAGACCTATATATTATTCTTCGTAGTCACTCAATTCAGGTGGATACTTTTCATTATAGGCTTCATCAAACGACGGATCGATGTTTAGATAACCGTCGATGCCCTTAACTTCAAACTCCTCTAGAACCTCTAATAGTATATCATACATTGCTTGCCTATTCTCAGCATCAATGTCACTCTCTGATAAAAGTTCTATAAACTGTCCAAATATGGCTGCTCGTTCTCCGGCCATTACTGTTTGTCCTTTCTAAAGTAAGACATATAGGCTTGGAACGATTCAACCATCATTTTGTATCCAATATTGGACACTACCATAAAATTTCTATACCACTCATAAGAGGTACTCCTAGCCAGTATGTCTGGGTTTTTTTCTTTCTTCTTTCGTTTATGCTTCTTCTGTAATAGTGCCTTATCATTTATCATCATCTCAAAATATTGTATTCTCTTTTCATTCATTTGCTGACAAGAAAGCAAGTAAGGATCAGGACCCATCACCTTTCTTGCCTTTCTCATCTTCTTTGCTATGTGTCTAGCAACATGCAACTGTTCATGTAAGATTTCATCCAGTTCATTCATAAAATTTCCATAGTGAACAATGCACGAGTGTATAGTTCTGGATCATATGGAATCTTCTGTCTAGAAAAGACAACAAACCCCATGTCACCAGGTTTCATTACCTCACGCATGGACGTGCCTGTGGTCCATACATCATCGACCACAAGACGAATTGGATTCTTTGGATTAACATACTTCTGTAAAGCATTGGCTAGCTTAGTGCCGCCTCTTGGAATGCCATAGACAGAACCAAACTGGGTCTTTTCACTAATCATCTTAGCAAGACATTCCCAATCTTCGTCTGTGAGTGCGTCACATTCAATCTTCCATTCTAGTTCATTACCAGCATGGGAGATAAAGTTGCCAAGTTGAAATAGGTTCATGGTACAATCCTAATAGTTGTGTCTGAATCCTGCTTTACAATGCTATAAAGAGTAGCAGCATTGCTTGGAGAAAGGCGAACGCAGCCGTGAGAAGCGGGTCGACCCAAAGCACCAACATGAGGAGTAGCGTGAATTGCATAACCACCGCTAAAAAAGATAGAATGAGGCATCGGGGCATTGTCATATTTCTTTGAATAGTGCATTAGTTGAAGGTAATAAGGATGGAAAGTACCAGTGGGAGTATAATAACCTTTGCGGGCGGTTGAGACTCGCCACTGATACGAGCCATAATCACTATCAACCTGCATCAACTGGTGAGACTTACTAATAGTGATATTAGTTTCGGCGAACGCTGGCATGGAAGCCAGCATCGCCATCATTACGATAATCTTTCTCATATCTCACAACCTCCTGCGGTACATGCTAATGTTTGGACACCTTCAACGTTGTCATCCATTTCAACCAATGTGTCCCAATCAAGATGTTCTGGAATTGTTGGTAGCATTGCTTCATACAAGTCTTGTGTGATTTCCTCGTATGGAGCCTGACGATATGAACCACCATCATGAGGCAAGAATGATACACCAGACATTTCGTCAAAGTGATCATACACCCACGCACCAACTTTCATCCATTCATTTTCTTTGACGTTGATTGTAACTGATGGCTTATGTTCGCACCAGGCTTCCTGATAGATAGCCCATAGTTCAAGATGCTTGATAGCGTCAATATCGTCTCTTACAACTGCGCCCTTTGGTGCTTTCATTGGGAAAGAGAACACTGTTGTGGAGTCAGGCTTCATAACGTCTGGTTCCCATGGCACACCCTTGTCCTTCATGAATTGGGTGAGAGGATCTTTGTTATCAGCACGGACACGACGGATATAATAATTGGCATGGCGAGGATGAATGCCAGAAGCGGAGTCACAGAGTTGTGAGACTGTTCCTGATGGTTTAACACAGGTGATTGCGGCTGCTGCGTTGATGCCGAGTGTGTTGGCGAGGTTAGCATTGGTGTTGATCGCATGATCACGGAGTTCATTTAGTCTCTCCTTTATATTCTTATCTTCTGGATTGTTAAACAACTTGGAGTCATAGATGCCTGTAAGAGAAACACCAAGTAGTCTTTCTTCTTCGGCATTCTTAACCCAAATCTTTCTTAGATACGGGAAATCAGTGAGAGTAGATTGGAAAGTACCGAGAATAGTAGCAATCTCAATCTTCTCCTTAATCTGTTCAATAGTGTCTGTGGCTCGGATAACCACCTCTGTGAGATTACAAAATCCATATGGTCTAAGGATGATTTCAGAACACGGGTTTGTGCCGAATAACTGATCATGATTGCGTCTTCCGTTTCTTTTGGCAATTTTCTGACATGCTTCACGACTAAATAATCCTCTCTCTCCTGATTTGCTTTCGTATAGTGAAACCCATTCCTGCATGAATGTGCCGACTTCTGGCTTCTCATTATACACAGCACTATTGTTTGATAGGGCTCGCTGTGGATTTGCTTCCCACCAAGCACCTGCTTTAGCATGACGCATACGGTCATCTGATAAGTTAGATAGGCTGATCATTGCGGAGCGACGAACGCCTCCGACTACTACGACCTCGCCTATCTTACACATGATGTCATGGCACTCAAGGGATGTGAGGCGTCGACCATGTGCGTTCTTAAACATCTTAACAACAAACTTAAACAATTCTGAAAGCGGGCCAGGACCTGACGAACGACCACCAAATGTCTTTAGAGGAGCACCTGCTGGTCGAACCTTTGTCAGATCCCACTTGGGAATCTCACCCGTGTATAGCAATGCGATAAGCATACGCAAAGCCTTGGCCCATCCTTCCTTACTATCACGGACAGATATGATAGTTTCAGAATCAAACATCTTCTCTGGAATCTCTGGTAGTTGATTGATGAACTGACGTTCAACAGAGAATCCAACACCAGTACCACATAGAAGAATAAACATGGCTTCGTCAAAAGCCTTTGGATCATCGATAGGTAGGAATGAACAGTTATAACCACAAGTGTTATCACGGTTCAACGCAAGGCCCGATGTCATCAAGGCTCGCATAGATGGCATGACCTTCATGTCATGGATATGATCAAATAGTCTCTTACGGAGATCAGGTGTTATATCATAACTATGTTTTGTATGCAGGTGCATATACATAAAGTCAAGATAACGATTGATAGTCTCTTCCCAATTCTCACGGCGATTTTGTTCTGGCAGATAGCGTGAGTATCTGCTCTTATAGATAAATTCCTGATATAAACTGTCCATTATTCTTCCTCGTTGTCTGTAACGTATAGTTCCCAAAGGTTTTCATACAAAACCTTTTCAAATTCTTCACCAAGTGGTTGTTGTGCTTTCAATAGTTTTTCATATAATTCTTGTAGTTCGTCATTCATGACCAAAACTTCCACCACCATGACTTAGGTTCTTCTTCCGACTTATTCACAGGAACACCATGAAACCAAGGCTCTGGATACCAATACTCTTTCAATGACGGGAAGTGTTTTAGAATCTCTTCCTGTGCAGCAAGAGCAACCTGACGGTGTTCTTTCTGTGTGCCTGCTTCGGCTCTAACGTCAATGTAATGAATCCAAG